GGCGCGCCCTCAACCAGGGCATCCCGAACAGCAAGAGCACGACCGCTCAGGTCGATGAGGCTTGCGGCATTCTGGAAGCCCGCAGCGAGGTCGACAAGGATCTGGCGATGCTGAACGGCAACACCGCGCAGTTCCGTCTGTCCGAGGACGTGGCCTTCCTTGAGGCCATGAACCAGACCCAGGCGACCACGATGTTCTATGGCAACCCCTCCACCGATCCGAAGCAGTTTCTCGGCCTGGCGCCGCGTTACTCGTCGTTGTCCGGATCAAACAATGCGCAGAACGTAATCACCGCCGGTGGCAGCGGTTCAGACAACACGTCGATTTACCTCGTCGTGTGGGGTGACCAGACCGTGTACTGCCCCTTCCCCAAGGGCAGCAGCGCCGGCCTGATCCACGAAGACCTCGGCGAGCAGACCGTCTACAACAGCGATGGCACCCGTCTTCAGGCGTATGCCACCCGCTACCAGTGGAAGAACGGTCTGGTGGTCAAGGACTGGCGCTACGTGGTCCGCATCTGCAACATCAACACTGCTGACCTGATGGCGCAGACCGTCACGCAGGCTTCCACGGCTTCGACCGCGATCATCAAGCTGATGAGCCGCGCCCTGTACCGCATCCCCAACATGGGCATGGGTCGGGCCGCGTTCTACATGAACCGCACCGTCCACAGCGGCCTTGCCATCGCTGCGCTCGACAAGAGCCAGTACGTGCTCAAGGTCAACGAGGGTCTGTCGCAGTTCGGTCAGCCCTACAGCTGGCTCTCGTTCCAGGGCGTGCCCCTGCGCCGCGTGGATGCCATCATCAACACCGAAGCCGTCGTGTCCTAATCGCACATACAGAAAGAGAGAACAACAATGATTACTGACGCATTCCTGCGGCTTGAAAATGGCGACTCTGGTAGCTCTGCCATCACTGCCGACCGTGTGACCGAGAACGTCATCGACCTGCTCCAGGCCCGCGAAATCGGCGAGGGTGCTGACCTGTTCATGGTCTACACGGTTACGGTCGATGGAACTGGTGCCGGCGATGTCGTGTTCCAGGTTTACATTGCGGATGACGCCGCCATGAGCACGAACGCCCAGGTCATCGCCTCGAGCGGTGCATTCGTCGGAACGACTCTTGACATCCCGTCGGCCGCCGCGCCGAACGGAACTGTGATTGTCGTTCCGATTCCGCCCCGCGTCGCTAGCCTTGGTCGCCGCTTCCTGTCCGGTCGCTTTGATGTGACCGGAACGGTCGGCGCGGTGAAGGTCATCTGCGATATTGTCCACAACATCCAGGATGGCCGCAAGTTCTACGCCAGCGGCTTCTCGGTGACCTGACATGAAAGTCCGCGCACTCGTGACGTGTTTCATCGATAACGGCCTCCGCAAGGAGGGCGAAGTCTTCGAGTACAACGGTCCTGCCAACGGGAACGTCGAACCCATCGACGCGCCCAGCCAGTCGGAGCAGCCTGAAGTCGTGCCTGTGGTGCGACCCAAGCGAGGCCGGCCAGCCAAGACCACCGTCACGGCGGACTGATACGACGCATGTGACTCTGGAGGGGCGTCGGCCTAAACACCCGGCGCCCCTCTTTTCCTAGGAGGATCGAATGGCAAGCGTGGTTGAGATCTGCAATCTGGCACTCGCGCACCTCGGCGACGATGCCTCCATCGCCAGCATCGACCCGCCTGAGGGGTCAGCGCAGGCCGAGCACTGTGCCCGGTTCTACCCCATCGCACGGGACAGCCTGCTCCAGATGCACGCCTGGAACTTCGCGTCCCGTCGCGCACTGCTCGCGCAGGTCTCGATGCCGTACTCCATGTGGAAGTACGCCTATGCCTGCCCCGGCGACATGATGGTTGCCGTCAGCGTGCTGCCGCACGACGCTGAGAACGACTACGCGGCCAAGTTCGTTCCCAGCGATACCCCAGACTTCCTGCACAACTACGCACCGCTCGTTGCAGCTGGGCGTTACGTGCCGCAGCCGTACAGCATTGAGACGGACACGTCCGGCAACAAGGTGCTGTATACCGACCAAGAGAACGCGCTGCTGCGATACCAGGCGCTCATCACGGACCCGACCAAGTTCGACCCGCTGTTCGTCATGGCGCTGTCGCACCACCTCGCCGCCATGCTTGCCGGCCCGGTCATCAAGGGCGATCAGGGCGCGGCTGAGGGCAAGCGGCAGGCGCAGATGATGATGGCCTACCTGCAACAGGCCCGCATGTCGGACGCCAACCAGCGCAACATCAAGCCGGAACACATCACGGGCTGGATTGCAGGACGCTGACCAATGCCAAGCACCCGCATCTACAACAGGTCGTTCGCAGGAGGCGAGCTGTCGCCGGAGATGTTCGGGCGTATTGATGACATCAAGTTCCAGACTGGAGCCGCCAAGCTGCGGAACTTCATCCCGACCCCGCAGGGGCCGGCAGAGAACCGACCTGGCACGTTCTACGTTGCAACGGTCAAGGACAGCACCAAGAGCACTCGTCTTCTGCCATTCACGTACAGCACCACGCAGACGATGGTGCTTGAATTTGGGCAGGGCTATATCCGATTCCACACGCAGGGCAGCACGTTGCAGGCTGGATCGCCGGCGGCCTACAACGGTGCGACCGCATACGTGGTGGGTGACTTGGTGTCCTCGGGCGGCACGAACTACTACTGCATCGCTGCCACGACCGGCAACGCGCCGCCCAACGCCACGTACTGGTATCCGCTGCCGTCGAGCGCCTACGAGATCCCGTCGCCGTACCAAGAGGCTGACCTGTTCTCAATTCACTACGTGCAGTCAGGCGACGTGCTGACGCTTGTGCACCCTAATCACGCGCCGCGTGAACTGCGCCGCCTTGGTGCAACGACATGGACTCTGACAACGATCACGTTCGTCGCTCCGGTCGCAGTGCCTGGAACCCCGACGGTCACGGCTAGTCGCGGTGACGCGCTCAACATCACGGGTATCACGCAGGCAAACCCAGGTGTTGTGACTACGGTCGGCAATCACGGGTTCGCCATCGGCGACAGCGTGTACATCAACGGCGGCACGATGACGCAGTTGAGTGGGTTCTACCTCGTCAACACGACGCCAGCCACGAACACGTTCTCGGTCAAGGCGTACGACACTGGCATCCCGGTCAACACCACGTCCTACACCGCATGGAGCAGCGGCGGGTTCGTGCAGTTTGGCGACAAGAGCCTTGACTTCGACAACTACTACGTCGTGACGGCCATTGCGCAGAACGCGGTGGACGAGAGCGCGGCAAGCCCGAGCGGCAACGTCATCAACAACCTGAACGCCATCGGCGCCAAGAACACGATCACCTGGAGCGCAGTCGCGGGGGCGCTCCGGTACAACGTGTACAAGCGTCAGAGCGGCCTGTACGGCTACATCGGGCAGACGGCTGCCACGTCGTTTGACGATGACAACATCGCGCCGGACATGGGCATCACGCCGCCCATCGTTGAAACCCCGTTCAGCAGCGCGAACAACTACCCGCGCTCGGTGTCATACTTCGAGCAGCGACGCATCTTCGCCGGCACGAACAACGCGCCGCAGACGATCTGGATGACTCGCTCGGGCACGGAAAGCGACCTGTCCTACTCGCTGCCGGTCAAGGACAGCGACCGCATCAACCTGCGCGTGGCAGCCCGCGAGGTCAACACGATCAACCACATCGTGCCCCTAACGCAGTTGCTGCTGTTGACCAGCAGTGCCGAGTGGCGGGTTAGCCCGATCAACTCCGACGCTCTGACGCCGACCACCATCAGCGTGCGACCCCAGTCGTACATCGGCGCCAACGACGTCCAGCCCGAGATCGTGAACAACACGGTCGTGTACTGCGCTGCCCGAGGCGGTCACGTGCGCGAGCTCGGCTACTCGTGGCAGGCTAGCGGCTTCGTGACGGGCGACCTGTCCATCCGGGCAGCCCACCTGTTCGACGACCTGACGCTGGTGGACATGTGCTACAGCAAGAGCCCGCAGCCGATCCTGTGGTTCGTCAGCAGCAACGGCAACCTGTTGAGCCTGACCTACATGCCCGAGCAGCAGATCGGCGCCTGGGCGCAGCACGACACGCTGGGCCTGTATGAATCATGCACCGCCGTGGCCGAGGGCAACGAGGACCGCGTGTATGTGGTGGTCAAGCGCACGATCAACGGGAACTCGGTGCGCTACATCGAGCGGATGGCCAGCCGGCAGATTACGACGCTTGAGGCGTGTTTCTTTGTGGACGCGGGCCTGACGTACGACGGCACGAACACCACGGCAACGACTGTAACTGTCTCTGGCGGCACGACTTGGGGTCCGTCCGACGTGCTGACGATCACGGCTAGCAGCGCGATCTTCGCGTTCCCGGCCACGACCGACGTCAATGACGCCATCGTCCTGACCGATTCGGCGGGCAACAAGTACCGCCTGCGTATCATCGGTACGAGCAGCACGACGGTGGCGACCGCCCGGGTTGACGTCACGCTGCCCGTCGCCCTGCGCAACACCGCCACGACCGTCTGGGCGTTCGCTAGAGACAGCGTGAGCGGCTTGGGTCATCTGGAGGGGGCTACGGTCAGCATCCTCGCAGACGGGGCCGTACAGCCGCAGGAAACCGTCTCCAGCGGCACTGTGACGCTCGACCGGGCCGCAGTCCTCATCCACGTCGGCCTGCCCTACGAGAGCGATCTACAGACCCTGCCAGCGGTAATGAGCATCGACGGCTACGGTCAGGGGCGTTATAAGAACGTCAACAAGGCATATCTGCGGGTGTTCAAGTCGAGCGGCATCTTCGTGGGCCCAACGGCGGACCGACTCGTGGAGGCCAAGCAGCGCACGACTGAGCCATACGGCACCCCGCCGAGCCTGAAGTCCGACGAGATCGACGTTGACCTGAAGCCAGCCTGGCGGGCCGGCGGCCAGGTCTACATCCGGCAAGCCGACCCGCTGCCCCTGACGGTCGTGGGTCTGACCCTTGAAGTTGCGCTAGGAGACTGACGATGAGCCAATTCTCATTGATGCGTCCAGAGTTTTCGCTGACCCCTGGTGACGTGCCGACCGTCGGCGAACGGTTTACGCTCGGCTCGCAACTGTCCGAGGGCTTGCAGATCGGCGGCAACATCGCGTCGATCTTCGGCGCGTTTACCGGGGCCATCGGGTCGTACTACTCGCTGAAGTCACAGCAGAACCAGCTCAAGATGCAGGCGCAGAACGCGGCGTTCGCCGCGCAGATGACGCGCATCAACCGCCGGGCAGCCGAGTTCACCGCTACGCAGGTCGGGCAGCAGGGGCAGGCCGCAGCCGCGCAGTACACCATGCGGGCAGGTCAGGCCCGTGCCGGCGCTCGCACCGGGATGGCTGCTCGAGGTATCGCGCTTGGGCAGGGGACGGCCAAGGAAGTCGTCGCCAGCATGGACCTGGTCAAGGAGATCGACCGCCTCGCCATCAACGCATCGACCGTCCGGGCGCAGGAGGCTGCCCGGTTGCAGGCGTTCAACCTTGGCACGCAGGCCACGATGGCTGAACTGTCGAGCCGGAACCTGTCGAGCGCAGCCGGCACGATCATGCCCGGCTTTGGGGCTGCCACCAGCCTGCTCGGAAGCGCAGTCGATATCGGCGCCAATTGGGCCCGCAACAAGCGCATCGACGAACTGCTGCAAGGCGTAGCCACCGAACGATTCTGAGGTACTTATGCCAACCGTCCCGACCACCTTCGTCCCGCAAGTCACCCCGCCCGGCGGTGGTGACATTGGCCAGTTCCAGGCTCCCGCCGTGGAGCCAATGCGCAACTACACGGGCGAGCAGGTCCAGCAGTTCGGACAGCAGTTGACCCGAGCAGGCATGACGGCGTTCAGCATCGGCGATGCGATGCAGGACCAGATTGACGAGGCCGCTGCCAAGGAAAGCGACGTCGCATTCCTGCAACAGGCCAACGAGATCATGCGTGGCCAGAACGGCTACCTGAACACCGCCGGCAAGGACGCCGAAACGTCATACGTCAGCGTCAACGAGCAGTTGATTCAGGCCGGACAGGCGAGCATGGACCGCCTGAACGAGGGCCAGAAGCGGCTCTATCAGAACGTCCTCGCCCGCAACATGATGACCTTCCAAGCGCAGGTGCAGACGCACCGCGACCAGCAGGTCAAGGTATACGCTGGGAACGAGGCCACCGCCCGAGCCAACCAGTACGTCAACCTTGCCATTCAGGACTACAAGGAGCGCGATGCCGTCACGACCGACGGGCTCCCAACCGGCGCATACAACACCAACCTAGGCGTGGCGCTGAACGAGATCCGCACCGTGGGTCGTCTGCGCGGCTACGCCGAGGACAGCGCCCAGATGCGCGAACTAGAGAACGCGGTTTACACGCAGGCTGCGCAGGGCGTCGTGAACCGACTGATGATGGACAGCCAGTATCAGGACGGGCTCGACTACGTGCGCAAGCAGTTGGAGCTCAACCGCATCGATCCGGCCAAGGCCGACGCGATGATCGCATCGCTTGACGCCAACCGCAAGCGTCAGATGGTGGACGAGTTGACTACGAATATCCGCACGACCGGGGTGCTGGACACGCCCGCCGGCACGGGGAACTTTGACCAGATCATCGAGAACGGTCGCATCAACGTTGATGGCAAGGGCGTGAACATTGAGGCGCCTCCGGGCGCTCCCGTCAACGCGCCGGCCAATGCAGTCGTAACGAGCATCGTTGGTACGACAGTCACATTTGAAACTGCTGGCGGGACTACGCTGACGCTCAACAACGTGGACATGCGCGGCATGTTTGAGGAAGGCCAAGAGATTATTCGTGGCGAACAGATCGGCATTGTCGGCAGGAACGACGCTGCTGAGGACGGCCTGTATCGCATCGGATACACCGCCACCCGCAACGGCGAGGCCATTGACCCGCGCAACCTGAACTCGCTCAACAACTCTGACCGAGACGAGGCACGCCGACCGCTGACGCTGCGCGATGCTCTGACCGTGGCCGAGCGCATCCCTGACCCCGAGGTACGCAAGCAGGTGCAGTCGAACCTGCGCACTCAGTTTGCGCAGGAGGACGCGCTGGTCAAGCAGGAATACCGTGAACGATTGGACGCGATCACCGAGTTCCTAGCGGTACCCGGCAACAACGTCGGACAGATCCCACCGGAATTGTGGGGCACGCTCAAGCCGACCGATCAAAAACAATTGCTGAGTGAGCAGCGAAAAACCGATGAACTCGTTGTCATGGAAGAGATCGCCCGTGACCCGAGCGTGTTGACGGTCGATTACTTGGACAAGAACCGATATCGGCTAACGCCCAGCACCTATCTGCGGCTGCTGAAGGAAGTCGCTGACCCGAGCAAGATGATCAAGGCGTCGATTGAAGCAGAAACACTGCAAGCGATTCTGGTGCGAAACGGGCAAAGGTCATTGGCGTTCCCACGAGCCAGAGACGAAGACGAGCTGACCGCAAGTCTGTTGTTCAGGGACGCCGTCAAGCAGCGCATCGCATTGGACCAAGGCGAGTCGAAGCGGGAACTTACAAGGCCCGAACTCGAAAAAATCGTGCGCGATCTGCTTATGGAACGTGCGATCACGAAATTGGATAGCACTGATGTCATTGCCGCCATGACGCCGGAAAATGCGGCTGCGGCATACGAAGAGATTGTTGCGTCCATTGACAAGACGGAACTGGAGCAGATTCGGTCAGCACTGCAACAAAGGGGACAGCCTATCACGAAGGCCAAAGTTGCTAGCGCCTACCTCGAACGCCAGCGCGCACTAAAGGCAAAGCCATAATGCAGAACGAAGAAACCCCAACGGAAGTCAACCCGTACCTGGAAATTGTTGATCGCATGTCGAAGCCGGCTTTGACGCCGCTGGATATGCCCGTCGGGCCAGCACCGGAACGTATCCCATCGTTCGCTTCGTTGTCGAATCCGTACATTGCAATGCAGGAATCGTTGGCTGTGCCAGCGCAGCCCCGGCTTCCTAGTTCCGACAAGCTGTTCAACGAAACCGCCATCGGCTCTCTGTCATCTGTCATGGGCATCAACCCGGACCAGGCGGCAGAGGCGACGAAGTTGGGCACGCCGCTGGGCATCGGGCAGGACTTGGCGTTGTACAACATGGACGAGGTGCGACAGCGGTCAGTGATCGCAATGGTGCAGCGCACCGGGATGTTGCAGAACAACCCCCGCCTTGCGCAATCGCTGCTTGACCCGGTGTTCGCTGCACAGGCGCACGACGATTTGGACTCGTTGAACGCAACGTCAAACTTGTTCTACAAGGTTGCATCGGGCATCTTTGAAACACGGGCAGCCCTGCTCGGCGGCTGGGAACGTGGGTTCGGCACGGTTGAACGCGGTGAACTGCAATCGCGGAAGATTTTTGGTTCGGCAACTCCACTCGATGTTGCGCGTTTGGAATATCTCGAAAAACGTCTAGGCGACATGCCGCCGGGCGGCGTCGTGAGCATGACGGCTGAAGTCGTTGCCCAACAGTTGGCAACCGCCAGGTCTGTTGGCACGACGGCCCTGATTGGCGCCGCTGGGGGCGCAGCGTTTGGTGGCGGTGTGCCGGGTGCCATAGCAGGGTTTCTTTCGTTTGGTGCAGCCGGTCTCATGGCGACCACTACGCAGACTGAAGCTGGCAACTTGTACGGCGACATGGTTGCCGATGGCGTCGATCCCGACACGGCAAGATATGCAGCACTGACTGGCGGGTTGCTGAACGGCATCATTGAACTGGCCGGCGCCAAGGTCGCTGCGGCCCCCTTCAAAGCGTTGGCATCTAAACTTATGAAGGATGCCGTGAGTTCTGCCATCGCCAAGCCCACGACTCGCGCAGCAATGGCGATTGCAGGAAAGGAATACGCAAAACAGGTCGGAACGGAAACCGCTGAAGAAATCGGTCAGGAACTTGTTGCCATTACCAGCGAGGAACTTGCCAAGGCATTTGACGGCGTCGATAGCGAAATGTCGTTGAAGAAGGCGATGTCGCGCATTGTTGACGCTGGCATTGCAGGATTCCAAGGAAGTCTGGTACTTGGCGGTATCGGACCGACCGCAAACTTCGTCGTTGATGTCAAGCGTGCAGACGTCGCTGCCAAGCAGCAGGAGTTCTTCGACGGCCTTGACGCTGCCAAGAAGGACGGCAAGCTCCCAAATCGCAACCTGGACGCCTACGAGGGTTTCCTCGCCCGGCAGGCCAAGGGTACGACCGCCGACACGGTCTACGTCGAGGCTGAGGCTGCGGCCCAGGTTCTCGCGCAAAGCGGACTGAGCGTTACGGAACTTGAGAAGGTGCTGCCCGGAATCCGCGAACAGTTGAAGAACGCGCTCGAGAACGGCGGTGACATCACGATTCCGACGTCGGTCTACGGAGCCAAGTTGTCGGGCACGCAGCTTGGTGACGCGCTGCGCCCGCATATGCGCCTGAGCCCGGAGGCTATGAGCGTTGCGCAGGCACAGGAGTTCAGCCGTAAGCGCGATGCGTTGCGTCAGGAAGCCCAGGCGGCTCTAGCCGAGCGGCAGGAAGCAGACGCCGCGTTCGTGGAGTCTGCCCAAAAGGTAGAGACGACCGTGGCCGAGCAGTTGCGCCAGACGGGCATGCAGGACATTGAGGTCCGCGCCAATGCTGAGCTGTTCCGCGACCTCGCCGTGACTCAGGCTGCGCGTATGGGCATTACGCCGGAGCAGTTCTACGAGCGATACCCGTATCGTGTTCGCGGCCCCCAGGCTGTGCAGGAAGGTCAGCCGTTGGAGCAGGCTCGTCGGGAGCCAGCGCCTGAGAAGGGTGTGTTCGATGCCAACAATCCGCCGGCTGATGTAACGGCTGAAGGAAGCCGTAAGGCAATCATGGCCGTGATGGATTACGAAGGAAAGATCTACTACGACCGTTCGGCAACGATGCACGGCGACTTGCTGGATTCTTTCCCTGAGCTGGACGCAGACCTGATTATTGATGGCGGATTCATCCGTGATGGCAAGTACATCCCGAACACGTCAGACGGTGGGTTTGCGGCAATTGAAGGAGGGCGCGAGCGTCTGGCATTGGTCAAGGCATTTGCCAACAAGGCAAACCAGCGGGCGGGCGTGGTTGATGCTGTAACACAGATTGACATTGACTACCTCGACGCCGTCGAGCGCGGCGACATGGAGACGGCGCAGCGGATGGTGGACGAGGCTGCGAGGGCCAGTGGGTACACAATTCCCGTGTACCACTTCACAAGGTCAGATGAGCCATTCACATCGTTCGATCTTGAGCGGATGCAAAGTGGACCAGGCATTTGGCTTACCAGCTCGCCAGAGGGTTGGTATGGCCGGCGAATGGATCTTTATCTCAATCCCGGCAAGATCAAAAACGTCAAGTCACAGTTCGATAGAACATGGCGCGAGGGGGAGTTGAGTATTGAGGGAATTCTTGAGGGCGATCTGGAAACAATCTCGCAACAAAACATCAATACCCTTCGCAACACCAAAGATTACGATTCGACGTTCTATGTAGCGACCCGTCCCGAACAGGTGAAACTCGCCGACCCGGTCGTGTACGACGAGGCCGGCAACGTCGTCCCGCTGTCTCGCCGCTTCGACATCACAAGCCCCAAGGTGTTTGAGCAGGCAGCGATGTTTGAGCAGGCTCCCGTAAGCCCAGGCTTCTACTCCGCGCTCGCCAAGTCAGTCGATGCCATCGACGCCAAGAGCATGGCGGCGTCTGGGTGGGGGCAGGTCATCCAGTCCCTTGTCAACAAGGGTGAAATCAAGGACAAAGAAGTTGTCTGGAGTGGGTTGAAGGACTGGCTCGCAATGCAGGAGGGCAAGGTCACGAAGGAGGCCGTGTCCGAGTTCCTCAAGAACAACGGCGTGCGTGTGGAGCGCGTGCAGCTCGGTACTAGGACGAAGTTCGGTCAATACACACTTCCTGGTGGCGATAACTACCGCGAGGTGTTGATTACGCTGCCTTCGGTAATTACATCAAGGGCAGCAGAGCAAGCGCGATACAACGAATTGGTCGCTGCTGGATTCCCACTTATGGAAGCCCAGCAGATCGCTGCTGAAACTGCCTCGGACATACAAGACAGACAACTAGAACTGCGAAAACAGCAAGAGCCATACGAATCTAACGTAGGTGAATTTGTTCGCATTATTTCTGGCGCCGTTGAAGGAATGCCAAGTCCATTCACACTGTTTCAATGGCTCAAGGATCATCTGAGCAAGGCTGAATGGCAACCAGAAATCAATGCATGGATTGATGACGTTGGTGGTGATTTCAGGTCATTTGTCGAAAACCGTGGGTGGTTGAACGACCTTGAGAAGTTCCAGAATCTCAACGTTCAAATAGAAGCATTGCGAGCGGAGCGTCGTATTCGTGAGCGCGAACAGCAAGGGTTCAAGAGCAGCCACTGGGACCAGCCGAACGTCCTCGTCCACTTCCGACTGAACGACCGCGTCGATGCGGACGGCAAGCGCGTGCTGTTTGTTGAGGAGATTCAAAGCGACTGGGGACAGGCCGGGCGAAAAATCGGGTTTGTTCCGGCAGTTGTTGACCGACAGGCAATCATCGATGAACTCGCTGCGGCTCAAGCGGAACTTGCAGCATCGGTTCCAAACACCGAAGCACAAGCAGACGCATATGAGCGTGTTGAGCGCGCTGAAGAGGCATACAACAAAAAGATCAACGAGGCAGTTATTCCACGTGCGCCGTTCGTTGAAACTACGGACGGCTGGCTGGCCCTTGCGCTGAAGCACATCATGCTTGAGGCTACGCAGGGCAACTACGACCGCGTGGCGTTTATCAACGGGAAGCAGAGCGCGGATCGATATGACCTGAGCAAGCAGGTCGAAAAGATCGAGTGGGTTGGTGACACCACGGGTCGTGCAGCAAAGCGCGTCACCATTACGCCAATCGACGGTAATGACTTCGCTTTGCAAGTTGACAAGTCTGGAACGGTTACTGGATCTACTTCAGTAGGTGGTCAGCAGCATTTGAACAAGCGCCTATACGAAGTGTTGCCAGAAGAAATAGCCGATCAGATTCTGGAGCAGGATGATGGTTTCATTACTGGCGACGGCCTGAAGGTTGGCGGCAAGGGGATGCGAAAGTTCTACGACGAACTCGTACCCATAGCAGTCACCAAGCTCCTGAGGAAGTACGGTGGCGGGAAGCTGGGGCAGGTTGGCATTACCGAACAGGGAACGATGCGAAACCTTTCGGTGCGTTCGGATGGAACGCAGTATTGGCTAGAAGCAAATGATGGAACTCGCTTTAGTGAAAATGTGGCGTCGTATTTGGAAGCGGACGATATCCGTGCGCAATTGGAGAGCGGCATTAGCAAGCAGCCAGGCTTCGCAGTCACGCCCGAGATGGTCAAGAAGCTTGAGTCCGGCCTTCCGCTATTCCAAGCGGCCCGCGCCCCGCGTGGCGACTTCGACCCCGCCAAGCTGATGACCACGCTCCGCGAGGGGCGTGACTTCAGCACATTTGCGCACGAGACGGCTCACTTCTACCTGACCATCCTTGCCGACATCGCCCGCAGCGCCACTGGGCCGCAGCAGACGAAGGCGGACATGGACGCCCTGTTGTCGTGGTTCGGGATTGAAGGCGCCACGCCGGCGGAACGTCTGGCGAAGTGGTCGAGTCTGACCATTGACCAGCAGCGCCAGTACCACGAGCAGTTCGCGTACTCGTTTGAGATTTACCTGCACGAAGGCAAGGCGCCGAGCGTGGAGATGCAGTCGCTGTTCAACCAGTTCGCCGCATGGTTGAAGCGCGTGTACAAGTCGATCCGCGACGAGTTGAACGCGACGTACAAGGCGCAGTTCGGTCGTGACCTGCCGATGATGAGTAGCGAGATCCGGCTCGTCATGGACCGCATGCTGGCGACCGACGAGCAGATTGCCCGCGCCCAGGCCGTGCGTGGAATGAAGGCGATGTTCCAGACGCAGGAACAGAGCGGTATGAACGATGCGGAGTGGGCGGCGTATCAGGCGCTCGAGCAGGACGCGACTGATGCTGCGACGGCGGAACTCACGAAGGCCACGCTCAAGGAGTTGCAGTGGTACAGCAATGCGCAGAGCAAGTACCTGCGCGAGATGCAATCCAAGCACGACCGCGCCCGCAAGGAGATCCGCGAGGAGGTTTCGGCTCAGGTGCAGTTGGAGCCCGTGTACCGGGCGATGGACTTCCTGAAGAAGGGGACGATCCGCACGGATACGGGCGAGGTGACGGCGGCCACGGGCGCGTTCAAGCTTGATCTCGCCAAGGTGCGTGCGATCATGCCGGCGGGGTTCGACCCGGCCACCCTCAAGTACGGCAAGTACGGGATGGTGCAGGAGGGCGGTATCGACCCCGACATGGCGGCTGGGATGTTCGGATACGGCAGCGGGGTGGAACTCATCAACGCCATCCTCGGCGCCAAGCCGATCAAGGAGGAGATCGACGCACGCACCGACCAGCGGATGCTGGACGAGAACTCCGACCTGGCGACCCCGGAGGCCCGTCAGGCAGCCGTGGACATGGCGATCCACAACGACTTTCGCGCTCGCATCATTGCGGTCGAGCAGCGGTGGCTGGAAAAGAGCACCCGCCCTGTCAACGACATGATGCAGGCGGCCCGTCAGGTCGCTCAGGACATCATCGGCGATGTCGTTATCCGGACGCTCAATCCGAGGCGCTACGAGGCCGCTGAGGCCGAGGCAGCGCGGACGGCCACCACGGCCTACCGGGAGCCTCAAGACCCGTCTACGGCAGGCCAGGCGGCTGCAACGCGGGCCTACAACGATGCCATCGCCGCCGGCCAGACTCCCGACGAGGCGACCGTGGCTGCGACCGAGGCTGGCGTAGCGGCGGTTGCCAAGGCACAGGAGCGGCGTGCCGAGTTCGATGCCAAGTACGGCGGTCGGGAGCCGGCTGAGGTTGCCCGCCGCGCCAAGCGTCAACAGCTCGTCCAGAACCAGTTGGCCCGCGAGGCCATGCTGGCGAAGGAAGAGATCGCCGCCGCCGGCAGGGACTTCCGCAAGTTCTTCCGCTCCGACGAGAAGTTGGCGAAGACCCGCGACATGGCGCCGATTATGGCGGCACGGGCCATCCTGTCGTACTACGGGTATGGCAAGCGTGGCGAGTCGCCAGCCCAGTACCTCGACCAGTTGCGCACCTACGCGCCCGAGCTGTACGACGGCATCGCCCCAATCGTGCTGAAGTCTCTGTCAGGCACGACTGACTACCGCGACCTGACCGTCACCGAGTTCCGGGTCTTGCGCGACACGGTGCAGGCGTTGTGGGCCCAGGCTCGTCGTGACCGCCAGATCACGGTCGAGGGTGAGCGCGTGGCGCTCGACGTCGTCCTGAAGGAGATGGCGGATCGGTTGCAGGAAATCGGCGTCGGCGAGCGCGTCGGCCAGCGCCAAGCGCCTGGTGCCGTCGATCAGGCTAATCGTCATCTGCTTGGCCTGCGTGCCATGATGAGCCGCGTCGAGGCTTGGGCTGACGCACTCGATGGCATGGCCGGTCCGGGAGCGTTCACCAAGTACCTGTTCCGCCCGGTCAAGCAGGCGGTCGATGCGTACCGGATTGAGCGCAACAAGTATGTGGAGCGGTTCGTCAAGCTGCTGGACGGAATCGATCTTCCCGTCGGCAAGATCGCGGACCCGGACCTTGACTACACGTTCGGCAACGGCAACGGAGGCATTGGCAGGGCAGAATTGCTTGGAGCCCTGATGCACACTGGCAACGAGGGCAACTACCGCAAGTTGTTGCTCGGTCGTGGCTGGGGTGAGCTCGACGCCGACGGCAATCTGGACGACAGCAAATGGCGGTCGTTCATTGCCCGGATGATCGCCGAGGGCAAGTTGACTAAGGCTGACTACGACTTCGTGCAGTCGATCTGGGATCTGCTTGAGGAAATCAAGCCGCTTGCCCAGCGGGCTCACTTTGACATGTACGGCTACTACTTCAAGGAGGTGGAGGCCACCGAGGTCGTGACGCCGTTCGGGACGTATCGGGGCGGCTACGTGCCGGCGGCCACCGACAAGTTCATGGTGCAGGACGCCCGCTTGAATGAAGACCTAGACGCTTTGGACGGCGACTGGCGTAACTCGCTGCCGTCTACCGGGGCGGGATTCACCAAGGGCCGCGTCGAGTACAACGAGGCGCTTTCGCTCGACCTGCGCCTGATCGCAACGCACACGGACGCCGTGCTGCGATTCTCCATGATTCAGCCGGCGGTAAAAGATGCAAACAAGCTTCTGACGGATCGTGATTTCGCAGCCTTGCTGGCACGGTTTGACCCTACTGCATACCAAATGTTGTTGAAGCCGTGGCTTATGCGTGCTGCCCGACAGCAGGCCACAGAGCCTGGTAGGTGGAAGGTTGCCGACAAGTTCTGGGGCGGCGTGCGGTCACGGGCCGGCGTGGCGACGATGTTTGCCAACCTGCGCAACGCGCTGCAACAGGTCACGGGCTGGTTCCCGTCGCTGCTCAAGGTCAAGCGGCGCTATCTGCAATCGGCCCTGATGACGTACCTCGGATCGCCCAAGCAGACCGCCGAGGCGGTTGCCCGGTTGTCGCCGTTCATGGCCGACCGGATGCGGAACCAGATGTTTGAGCTCCAAGGCACGATGAACGAACTGCTGCTCAACCCGAGCAAGTATGAGAAATTGCAGCAGTGGTCGAGCAAGCACGGCTACTTCTTGCAGCAGGCGTTCCAGAACATGGTGGACGTCACGACTTGGCAGGGCGCCTACAACCAGGCGCTCGCCGAGGGTGAAACGCAGGCTGAGGCTGTGGCCCGTGGCGATGCCGCAGTGCGCCTGACGCAGGGCAGCCTGAGCCCGGAAGACCTGTCCATGTTTGAGGTCGGCACCCCGTTCTACCGCACATTCGTGCAGTTCACCGGGTACTTCAACATGCTCGCCAACCTGAACCTCGGCGAGTTCCAGAAGACGGTGCGCGACATGGGCTGGCGTAGCGGCAAGGGGCGCCTGCTCTACATCTACGTCATGGGCATGCTGCTGCCGGCAATCGTGTCCGACGCCATCGTCCGCAGCCTCGGAGGCGGCTGGGATGACGAAGACGAGGACGGCTATCTGTGCGTGTTCATGGACTGGTTCTTCGGCAGCCAGGTTCGCATGGGGGCGGCGCTGCTGCCGTTCGGCAGCACGGCTTATACGGCGATTACTACGGCGTTCAACGACAAGCCGTACGACGACCGCATTACGACTAGCCCGTCCATCGCGGCGCTCGAGTCGGCCACCATCGGCACGAGCAAGGCCATCATCGCCGTGACCGACGAGGACAAGGACGTGACTGGCCGCAACGTGCGTGACGTCCTAACGCTCATCACGCTGCTGACTGGCGTCCCGGTGTCGGCGCTCGGTCGCCCTGCCGGATATCTAGTAGACGTTGAACGCGGCGAGATCGAACCCGAATCGGGCTACGATATGATTCGGGGGATGATTACGGGCACCGCCACGCCGGAGAGCAAGCGATGACGATTAGCAGCACGACGCGAATCGCTGGGCCGTTCATTGGTAATGGGACCGCCAGCGCGTTCCCGTTCACGTTCAAAGTGTTTGCTGCCACGGACTTGGACGTTATCAAGCTGACCGTCAGCACGGGCACCGAGAGCACGCTGGTGCTCACGACCGACTACACGGTATCGCTCAACGGTGACCAGAACAGCAACCCAGGCGGCACGGTCACCCTGACCGCCGGCGCACTGGCGTCGGGATTCACGCTGACGATCACTTCGGACATCGCCAACCTCCAGCCCACCGACCTGACGAATCAGGGCGGGTTCTACCCAGAGGTCATCACCGACTCGTTGGACCGAGCCACGATCCAGATCCAGCAGATCGCTGACATCGGCGACCGGACGCTGAAGATCCCGATCTCAGACGGCACGCTCAACATGGAGCTGCCGACCGCCGCTCAGCGGGCAACCTCATTTTTGGCGTTTGACGCGAACGGATTACCGATTGCTCAGGCCGCTACGTCAAGCGCCTCCCCAACATCAATCACCAGGCAGAACTTCAGCGGCACAGGTTCGCAGACGGTGT